CGGAGAAGAATTCGGGGCCGGCTATTGGACGGGGGTTCGATTCCCCCCATCTCCACCCCCGCCCCGGAATCTCATTGAGATTCCGGGGTTTTTACTGTGATCGCAACGGTTTTCGTCCGCCCATCACCCCGGGTGCATGTATCAGGACACATCAGGATGTATCATTGACTGTGGCGCAGGCGTGGCGCAGACGGTGGAAAAAGATGCTGCGCCACTCGACGTGGAGGAGGAGACATGAGCGGCCGCCGAGCTTTCGGGTCGATCCGCAAGAACCGCTCGGGCAGGTATGAGGCCCGCTACACCGGACCCGACGGTGGCAAATACACTGCCGGACACTCATTCGTCCGCAAGGGTGACGCCAGTGCCTTCCTCGCCCGCACCGAGGCCGAGATCAGCGAGGGTACCTGGACCAGTCCCAAGGAAGCCCGCGAGCGCGAGCGGGCCGAGGCGCGGGCGATTGAGCGGGCGACCTTGACGTTTGGCGAGTGGTCTGCGCAGTGGCTTTCGTCGCTTGAGCGTCTCGGGCGGACGCCGAAAACGATTCAGACACACACGTACCGTATGCGTCGGCTTGTCGAGGCTTTCGGGGGGCGGCCGCTTGCGTCGATTACCGCCGATGACGTGGCCCAGTGGTACAGGCGCGTGTGGGATGAGCGCGGCGCTGGCGTTGCTCGCCCTGTCTATATGACTCTCTCCGCGTGCATGAGCGCGGCGGTCAAGTCTGGGCATGTCGAGGCGACGCCCTGCCAGGTGCCGGAGGGACAGAAGCATGTGCCCACGCGGGAGCGTGGGCGCCAAGTGGCGACGCCCGAGGAGGTTCAGGCCGCGGCGAACGCCATGCCCCCTCACCTGCGCGTTGCCGTGCTACTCGCGGCGTGGTGTCAGACCCGCCTCGGCGAGGCGATCGGCTTGCAGCGCCAAGACCTCGACCTCGAGGCGGCGCCGCCTACTCTGCGGATTGAGCGGCAGGTGCAGTATCTGACTGGCGTCGGCGCGGTCGAGACTCCGCCGAAAAGCGCTGCCGGCGTGCGTGAGATTGTCATTCCCGCCTCGCTCGTGCCCGCGCTGCGCGCGCACCTTGACGCGCACGTGGACGCCGCGCCCACATCCTGGCTCCTACACCCCGAGAACACCCGGGGCCTGCCGATCCACCCCAACTCGCTGCGAGCGGCGTGGGAGAAAGCGCGCGACGCTGCAGGCATCCCATGGCTAAAGTTCCACGATCTGCGACATACAGGGCTCACGGTTTTCGCCCAGCAGGGCGCCACGCTTGCCGAGCTCCTCCACCGAGGCGGGCACAGCGACGTAGACGTCGCGCTCAGGTATCAGCACGCGACCCGCGAGCGCGATGCAGCGCTGACGGCGAGGATGGACGCGGCCGTGCTAGTCTGACCCCGCGCATCACGCTGGAGGCATCGAGGAATTCTGATAACGCAAGGAAGGCCCCACCACCCGTTTCCGGGTGGTGGGGCCTTTGCTCGTCGATGCGGCGCTCTTATGGGTGGACGATGGAGGGCCACGAAGCCATGAGCCCCGTCGCACCCTTCGCGAGCGCTTGGCGCGCCTGAGACTCATTCGTGATGATGTGCGCGATCGTCGGACGCCCCGCCGCGTTGACGCGGTTCCAGACGTCCGGGCCTGCGCTCCATTCCATCCCTATCACGTCCCACTGGGACAGGTCCGAGGTTGCGACCTCGCTTGGGTACAGCATGGCCATGGTCCTGTACCCGCGTGCCTTCGCGCGCGCCGCGCTCGTTCCACGCGCGAAGACCTTCCACAGGACGTGGCGCTCGGGATGCCCCCCGAACGCCGTGTCCAGATACTCCAGGAGCGCCTCCTCAGAGGCGAGGTCCCCGTGATTGCGCTGATCCTCGGCTGACGTTGTCTTGTGGTCGATCGCGAGCACGATGTCATCAGGCACCTGATTGACGATATCCGTCAGGCGCATAAAGCCACCCGACGCCTGGCGGAGCGTGCGCAGCGTCGACCACGGGGTGTTCCAAATCTGGTAGTCCGTGCCCGGCACCGTCCTCGACGTCTTCCAATCATGGATAGCGACGAACTCCCCCGAGGCACACCGTCTCACGGACAACTCGAGCGCCTTAAACCCAGCACGCAGCGACGCATCCAGCCCAGCCTGCGTGAATTCCGGGTACTCCGTGCCGCCCATCCGGTGACTGATGTAGAACGGGCGCGCCGCTAGGAAATGCGCGACGGCGTCTTCACCTGCGGGAGTCACTGGCGTCGACGGAGCACGCCTCGATAGGCTCACATCGCCACCTGCGCGGCGACGCACTCGCACGACACCCGGCCTATCACCACCTGAACGCCGACGCTCGTAAACGACTAGGTCAGGCATGCGCGATCACCTGCACCGCAAGGCCGTTAGAGCCCTGCTGGTTCGGATACGTGACAACGAGGTCCGCTGGCTGCGAGGACGTGCGGCGCGCCAACGTCACCGTCTGGTAGTTGAGGCCTTCCTGAGCCGCGAAGGCCAGCTTTTCCCACCCCGCAGAGACAGACACTTGCTCCGAGGACTCAACTGCGCTCGTCCGCTCGAACGCAAACCCCAGCACCACACCCTCGCCCGCGAGCGCGGGGGCCGTGCATGTCGTGGTCTCGGTCGGCGGGGCCTGGCGTTTCTTGACGTTGCCGGCCTCGATCGTGGAGGCTCCTCGGATAGAGGCGGCTGCCCAGCCGATCTCCGCGTTTTGACTCATCGTTAGCGTGACGGTAGGTGCCCACGGGCCAGCGATGACGACGGCGCGCATCGTCCCGACCCAATACGGGGCGACAAGCTGGTCCCAGCCCTGCGGCACGGTCAGGTCCGCCGGCGTCCCTTGCGCCTTCTCGTTCAGGCCGATCACGATCTTGTCTCCAGCCTGGCCATCGACCTTGATCGTCACGGTCTGTCCGACGACCTGCCCGGCCGCTGCAGTCACGACGCGCGGGCCAGCCTCAGGGACGGGGCCGGGAGTTGGGGACGGCACAGGGGACGCCCCGGAGACAAGGAAGTAAAGCGTGCCGTCCGGCAGCGCCTGCGCTTCGGCCTCCGTGGAGCACACGGTGATGCCGACGCGCTTCAGAGCTTCGGTGAGTTCTGCCTTGGTGGCCAGGCCCGCCAGGTCACTCGCGTGGGCGACGCCCGCCACGTCAGACTTAGTGGCGTACCCGGCGAGCTCAGCCTTGGTGGCCAGGCCCGCCAGGTCGGACGTGTGGGCGACGTCGGCCACATCAGCCTTGGTGGCCAGGCCCGCCAGGTCGGCGCGGGTCGGCAGGTCCGCGACCTGGCTCGACGTCGCGTACCCCGCGATCTCGGCCTTGGTGGCGAGGTCCGCGAGGTCAGTGCGCTTGGCGTACTCGGTGAGGTCAATCTTGCCGCCCGCCGCGGCCTTAGCGACCTCGGCCTTGGTGGCCAGCCCCTCGAGGTCCGCCCTCGTCGCAAGGGGAGCGATCGCGAGCGCGATCGCCCTGTCAGCGCCCTTCTTCGTGTAGAGCACCGTATTTGCCATGATTAGCCTCCGAACGTGATTGTGTCTCCGTCGCCGGAGACGACGCCGCTGATGGTCGCGGTATCCCCGTCGCCGGAGATCTCCACGCCCGGCGTCGGAGACGGCGAGGGCGCCGGGATCTGGTCGCCCGAGAACACACTCTCGAGCGAGTAGACGACGCCTGGTTTGAGGGTGACGGTCGCTTCCCGCAGCGTCCGCCCCGGCACGGCTAGGCGTAGGCGCACTCGCGTCTCGGTCTTGATGTCGAGGGGCAGTGCGATCCTGCCGCTCATGTCCGCGCCCCGGCTGACAGGCCCACCTGCCAGGATCGCGGTTGTTTCCCCGCTCGGGAGCGCGAGCGTCGCTGTCAGGTACGCCGTGGTCTCGGACGTTCCGTCCAGGCGTGTTACACGGCCATTTACAGCTGTTCCCATTTCTCCACCCTCTCTTGTAGCCGGTCGAGGCGGTCATGAAGACGAGCGTGCGCGTCGTGCGCATGCTCGTCGATTGTCCGCTGCGCGGCCTCACGCGATGTCCGCTCATCGTGGAGCTCGTCGGCGATCTTTGACCCGCGCTCGTCGATGCGGCCGACACGGGCCTGTACGTCCGCAAGTCTCTCCTCCTGCGTTTCGAGCTTTTCGACCATGTTTTTGCCTTGATCTCGCAGCTCCTTCATCTGCGCCGTGAGCGCTCCGATCTGGTCCGATACGACCCAGACAGTCTCTATCGCCCGATCAAGATCATCCCTTACGTTCGTATCGTGGTTGTTTCGTATCTCTTTATCGGCGCTCTGCGCTGCGTCGCGCGCCTCCGACGCTGTCGCCGAGATGTGCGCGAGGCGCGCGTCAAACCGTCGGCCGACGTACCGCAGGCCCGCGACGACTGCCGCGGCGGCAGCACCAATGACGGCTACCGCCGCCGCGACAAGCGCGGCCACGACCTGCGGGTCGGCGACGATATCAATCATCGGCTGGCACCGTAGCGCCGGTCAGCTCCTCCAGAGACTGACCGCCGGGAGTGAGCGCACCAACCCAGTCCAGGAGGCTCACTCCGTTGACTCGGATCGCCGCCAGGACCTGGTAGACAGACCAGGCCGTGCCGAGGAAGACCGTCAGCTGCGAGGTCAGCAGCTGCCAGGTGGCCGGATAGGATCCAGAGACCCAAACTCCGACGGTGACAAGGCCTGCGACGATCGCGAGGAGAGCGACGCGGCGGGCACGCGTCCACCACGGTCGGTCCAGCGCCGCCTGAATGATCGGCCAGATCAGGCCGATCACCACGGTGGTGATGAACGGATCAGACTGCAGTCCGAGCAGAAGGGCGTTCACGGTCAGCCCTCCTTCGCGGCGTCGGCGAACACGCTGCGGACGGCCTCCTCGGCCGCGTTTCGCACCTGCTCCGGCGTCAGACCAGCCGCACCCGCCGACGTGAGCGCCGACAGGAGCGGCGGGACAATCGCCGGAGCCAAAGACTCGGAGAGCTTCGCCGGGTCGATGCTGCCGACAGTCGCGGCGACCTCAGCGACCAGGCGCGCGCGACGTGCGGCGGCGTCGGCGGCGATCCCGGCGATGTCGCCGTCATCAAGCGACACCTCATATGCGTTGGCCAGGCCGTAGGCCTTGACCATATCGGTCCACACCTTCGCCGATGTCATCGCGACGACATCGGTCGGTGTAATTGCATAGATCGTTCCAGTCTGGCGCGAACGAATGAAATGCACTGTGTCCTCCTCAGGGACGATTGGGGTTTCTTCTGTCTCGGCCTCGTCGTTGTTGACGAGGGCCATGTACTGGGCCCACGGGAACTGCGGGCCCGGATCCCAGTGGTCCGACCGCTTGTAGACGTCGGACACCTGGTTATGACCGACGAATCCGGCCTCGCCTGCGGCGAGTTCAGCATTCGTCAGATGCTTGAGCGGAATCCCCGCCGCGAGCGCGATCTCGCGCGCGTGAGCTGCGGAGAGCTTGAGCATGGACTGGGACTCTGCGTCGTTCCAGCCTTCGCCGTCCTGAGACGCGTAGCCCGCATGCTCAATTTGATACCCATCAGCATTCGCGCCGGGTGCGGCGAATGCTGTCGCTGTCGGCGGCAGGCACACAACGACGCTGTCCTGGTCGACGCAGGCGTGCGCCGACGCGACGACAGCGCCGGTGGCGAAGTAGGCGGCGATGTTCTCCGCCGTCTGCGGGCCTTCGGGGGCCTCCATCGTGTGGATCACGATGAGGCGGAGATCCGCGTTCCTCCCCTCGTAGTAATGAGCGGGCGTGTATTGCCCCATGTCGCTCCTTTCATCTGGTACGGGAAAGCCCCCGAGGCTGGTCCTCGAGGGCTTGATGCGGGTCCCCTGGCGGATTACCAGGGGACGTAGGTGGCCGAAACGGGAACGATCCACCCGTGCCCGCTGCGGATTGTTGAGTATCCCTTGATGCTCAGCGATCCGTTGGATCTGATCCGCAGATAGGCGTAGGTCGGGTCAAAATCTGCGCCACCGCCTGTTACGGTAGGACCGATAAACTGCTCCTGCGATGGCCTGAATTTCGCGGGTATCGTGAGCAGATCATCATGATCCCCTCCCGCCGATATCAGGACTCCTGAGATCTGCACGACGCCGGCGCGCATACAGATCCGTGGGTTATGGCCAGCGCCTACTCCCCACCCGGACGACACGACGAGAGACTCCCACGGGTATGTCTTCCCGCCGATTTCTGTCCAGGCGCGGCCATTCCACGCCTGTAGACTGCCCTGATCCTGCCTGTACACGAATGCCGGATCGCTGTCTGTCATCCGCACGCCTGCACCTTGCAGGGCGGCGATGTACTGCGCGGCAGCCGTCTCGGATGCCACCGTCTTGATAGACGGAATCGACAGGGAGAGCGCCGTCAAATCGGCGCGTTGCGCAGGGTCCGTCGGCGACGGTACGCGGTGCCCGCGCTGATCGATGTAGCTCATGCATTCTCCTCCTGCATATATTCCAGGCGGAGACTCAGCGAGTCCCCGCCTTGCTTAACGCCCCCGTAGGCTGCCCCTAGAAGCGCGATCCCCATTTCCGGGGCTTTCAAGGATTCAGCCAGACGCATGACGTCAATTTCGATGAGGTCTACTCCGACTTGCACGGGAGCGCTGACTGTCGGCCCTACAGTGCCCGGCCCAGCATCTGTGTATGTTGCTGCACCAACTTGCACCGACCAGGGGATCGCAGACGGCGCCGGTCTGAGGGTCAGTACCGCTGATCGGATGTCTATGCGCCCGAGGGCTTCTATCTGTCGGCCAAATAGCGCCAGGCCGCGTAACGCTCGGCCCGCTGGGGATTTTCCTTGCCATGCGCCCCCGCCGCCGTAGCGAGTCCATGCCGTGCCGTCCCACGTTCCCACCCACTGTGCGGGGATAACCGCCTCACGAGCGGACTGCGGCGGGGAAGTGGGCGGCACCCATTCGAGCAGTGGCGTCTCCGGCTTCGGCGCAGGACCTAGCGCATGAATCGGACGGCCCGTGTCCTGGTCGATGAGGACGTGCGCTGTCTCGACGCCCGCCCAGTTCACAGCGGTGGCCGGCACTTGGACGGGAGGTCCCCCGAAAAGACTCACCACGACTGAGCGACCGCCGTCATCGAGGCGTACTACGCGCCCGATCGCTGTAGCTGACCTGTCTGAGCCGTATCGTGGTGGCAGATCATCAGGAGCTGTCGATAGCAGATCCATCACACGGCTCACTGCGAGACCTCCAGCTCCGTCTTTTGCATGCCCCTGTACGTCAAAGGCATTTCGTACGCGGCGACAAGGCCCCACAGCGTTTTCGTCTGCGCGGCCTCTACCGGCTGCGTGGATACCTCTACATGCGCATCCAGGTGGATTCTTGGATCCGGGGCGTGCTCGACGGGTACTTTGACCTTCTTACGGGTTGCGTCAGCCAGCATCGCCTCCGCTGCTTTTTTGGCTTGCACCGCCGATGTGATCAGCGGGGATGAGAAAAAGCGCGGCACGACGCCGTACGGGCCGTCAACGCGCATCGGCCCCGTCAGTTGATCTGCGACCTCCTGAAATGACGGTGCCCCCTCATCTGACGTTTCCTGGCCGCGCGCCACAACTCTGTTGTAAATCTTGTCCCGGCTGACTGAGGACGCCACTCCCACGACCGTGCCTGCTTCTCCGTCTGTGAGGCGTAGCTGCGGGCGCGAGGTTGGGTCAGCCACCGGCGGGGACAGGTACAGAATGCCGTCCCCGCCTTCGCGTACAGAGGCTGGCCACGCTCGCGCGATCTCGTAGATCGCATCGATACGCGACTCGCCCCACGTCATTGATGGGCACGGATAGTCCCTCAGCGCAGGGTCGATGATGAGGCCCATCCGGGAGCCGACAAGTCGACGCAGCTCAGACGCGAGCGTCCCCGCCGGGTCAGGAGCCATCGGCTCGGTGAGCCGGTCCTCCTCCAGTCGTTGGAGGAGGCTCTTGCCTGTGACCCTCACGGTCGATGGGCCTGGCTCCACCGCCGTGATGAGGAAGCGCCCGATGGGGATCGTCCACCAGTCCCCGCTGAGCACCGAACTGACCGTCAGAGACACATGCAGAACCTGTCCGTAACAGGCAAGTGGGTGCCGCGGATCGGTCGGGTCCCAATCCCGCCAATCCTCGTTTTCCACTGCCCCTACACGCGGCACAGTGAGCGAGAGCGAGCCCTGAACCTGCTGACTCGCGTCCCACGCGACAGACCCGTCCTCGACGGGCACTGACCCCAGAAACTCTGTACCAAGCCACGACTCTACGGTGGCTTCCATCGCGTATGCCGACGTCAAGACATCGTCTGGAATACGCGCACCCGCGTCGGCAATTACGCTCACGGTTCCTCCTGCCACAGTGTCCGGTCGAACTTTTCCCACGACCACCGTCGAGCATCAAGCCCATTCCATGTGAGCGCCCGGGCGTCGAAGTCTGCCCATGTTGACAGTGCTAGTTGCGTGTTTGGCTGCGGCAGGCCGACGATTGTGCCCTTGATCGCCCACGTCCGCTCAGCCACATCAAGACGCGGCGCACGCTCCATTGACACTGACGTCACGGCCATGACCGTGACCAAGTCAACGTCACACGTACCCAGCATGCATTGCAGGCACCGCGCCGGGTTGTGGAACAGAGCTGCTGGCGTCGGAGACCCCAGCAGCTCTTTCAGCGCAGACGTATCGCGCATATTTGTCCGCGCCGTCACCGACACTGTCCCCGCGCCTACCGTCGGCGCGTACACCACCAGCGGGGTTGATCTGCCCGGCACCTCGTGCTCAGTAACCCGTGGCTTCAACTCGCGCTGGTCCGTGCCCTGCCATAGCAGGTTCACGGGCTTCCCGCCCGCCGTATCAGTCATTAGTGACAGCCCATCCCATGACCGCCGCACTGGATCCGACTCGACGAACACCCCCGCTGACGTCGTTAACCTATATCGGATATCCACATTGATGGGGGCCAATGGGTCTCCGATTACCCGCTGGACCCCTCCTCCGGTCCACGCACCCCCGCGCGGCGTCCACGTGAAACCCGTTTCCGTTACGCCCTCGACATGGCAGACCGCTCCCAGCGGTGCCAGCCTTGCTGGAATGATGACCTGTACTCGTGGAGCCCTGCCGCCATCTACGACAGCTACCGGCCCCTCCGTCATACCCAGCTCTGCCTCAACCTCGCGAGATGCTGACAACCCGCGAGCGCCGACCCACTCGTGGGTGAGTGCTCGGCGGCTGTATCCGATGCGGCGCTGTGGGGTGTCGCCGTCGAAGAACTCGGCGGCGGCGGTGATCGCCTCGTCCACGGTCGGTGCGGTGGTGATCATGACGTCGTCGAGGTGAACCCATCCCGGGAGCGAACCAGCCTCGGCGTCGGAGACTGTTCGGACTCCGAACCTGATACGGCATGCCGTAGCGCCTGCTGGTGCTGTAAATGACCATGTTGGGCGCGTCCCCTCTGCACTGGAGGCCAGCAGTGAGGGGACTGTGCCTACGCTCGTCTTTCCGTTGATCGTCCACTCTGGCTCTACAGTCACTGCGATGCCCGGACTTGTGCGAAGGAGGGCAGACACCGCGAGCGCCTGCCCTCCTTCCACCTGCACGAATCCTGGAGTCGCCACCTGGCCCTGGAGATGGTTAGGGATGTCGACCGCTAGATACCCCGGAGACTGCCTGGTGTGGTCGCCCCAGGGGCCTTGGTCTGTCCCGGCTCTGATCGTTGATGGGAGGTAGTTTGCCCATCCCCGTGTGCCGTAGGCAAAGCTGGGGTTTGGACATAGGTTTGTCCTAGCCACTTAGCGACTCCTCCCGATCAGCTGTTTGCGGTGTGCGAGTACTCCGACGGCGACCGTCTCGACATGGGCGCGGAACTGCGCGCCGTCATCGAGGATGAGGTTCACCTGCGCGCCCTCGAGCGAGACACCAGAGGCCGCGCCACTTGCCGCGAGCGCGGACACGTCGGCCCACTGGCGGGCGGTGAGGATCGCCTCCCGCGCGCCAGTCTGATTGACGGCCGCCGTGACTCCCGAGGGCAGCCACCCGCCGCGATCGTACTTGCGGGCTCCGCCGTAACGGCCAACGGTCGGTGATCCCCAGATGCCGATCTTGCGGGCGTTGAGGCCCGGCTTGGGTTCCTCGACCATCTGGCCACCACCCGCGTAGATCGCGACGTGATGAGCTGGCGACCCCCAGAAGAGGAGGTCACCTGGCGCGGCGGACGACCATGGCACGGGTGTCGATCCAGATTGGTAGCCTGCGGCGGTTAGACGCGGCCACCCCAGGCCGAGCTGCTGCGCGGCCCAGTAGACCAGGCCTGAACAGTCCAGGCCCGGAGGAATAGCAGATCCACCCCACACGTAGGGGACGCCCATCTGGACCGCCCGCATTGCGGCGCCCACGAGACCGGCAGAGGAGGACTCCTCAGACTTCTTCTTGAAGAAATCGCCGACGCCGCTCAGGAGCTTTTCAACGCCGCCGACGCCAAGCTCGCCGATGACTCCGGGGGCGATGCCCTTCATCAGTGCACGCACTGGCTCGGTGATGAGCTGAGCGACGGAGCCGAGGGGGTCTGCGAAAAAGTCCGCGACGCCCTTCGCCGCGTCGGCGAACCAGCCCGCGATGCCGCCGCCCGCGAAATGAGCGATACCGCCCCCGGAGAAGCCCGCAGGGGCCTTGCCGGGGGAGCCGCCGGGGCGGCGCTTCGACGCGGCGTAGTTCGCCGCAATGATGCGGCTCGGCCCGATCTGGCGCACGAGCTCGGGGACAAGGATTGCCTCGCCCGGGGAGAGCATCGCCGGGATCGTGTCATGCCCCGGGCTGTAACCCGGGACGATGCCGCCACCGGCGTACTCGGCGATCCGAGGGACCGTCGGGAGAGTGAGTGACAGGCCGATCTTCGAGGCGACCGTCTCAACCAGCGATTTCAGGCCATTCGTGTACACCGTGTCAATGATGAAATTGACCGGCTTGGCCGCGACGCCCTTGACCTTGTTCCAGGCCGTCTCGATTGCGGTTTTCATACCGTCGAAGGTCGAGGACACGCTCGACGACATCGACGTGAACACTCCGGTGACACTGTTGTAGACCCAGTCGACCGCCGCCTTCGCGGCCGTCTTAATAGACTCCCACACTCCCGAAATCGTCGAGGCGATCCCGTTCCAGACGATGGAGACGACACCCGCGACTGTCGTGAACACCGATGAGACGACGCTCCACACAGTGTTGATGTACCAAGTCACGGCGGCTACGATCCCGCTCCATGCCGCTGACACGGCGCCGGAGATCGCGTCCCACACGCCCTGCAGGAACGACACGATCCCCGTGAAGACCTCGGTTGCGATCCCCGCGATCCACTGCCACGTGGCGGCGATCTGCTCGAACACAGGCTTGATGACGGCGTCATACGCCCACGTGAACGCCTGGCAGATCGCGTCCCACACGGGCTTGATGACAGTGTCATACGCCCACGTGAAAATCGCCACCCACGCCTCTATGTAGAGCTTGATTGGGAGGAGGACGATTCCGACAATGATTGCAAAAGCTGTCTTGAAGACGGTAACGATTCCGTCCCAGACAGCAGTGATCGCCTCCCATGCTGTCTGCATGGGCTGAACGACGTAGGTCGAGAAGAAGCCAGAGACGCCGTCCCAGGTACCCGTCCACCACGAGGAAATCGACTCCATCGTGGACGTCCACACCGAGCTAATCCAGTCAACGAAGGAGTAGAACGCCTCCGTGATCGCCGCCCAGGCCTTGCGTCCCGTCTCCGTCTGCGTGAAGAAATAGACGAGGCCCGCGACGAGCGCGGCGAGCGCAGTGACGATCGCACCGATCGGGTTCAGGCCCGCCACGACGTTGAACGCTGCCTGCGCAGCCTTCGCCAAGTTCGTGGCCTTGACGAACTGCAGGAGGCCGCCTGCCGCCTTCACGGCGTTAATCGCTCCCATGGCTGCGCTCATGCCCTTGAACGCCGCCGTTCCGGCGGTCACCGCCACAATCAACGGCGCGACTACGTCCGTATTCGCCGCGACCCAGTCGAACACGCTCTTTAGCGCGTCCGCAGTCTGCTGGATCACCGACGGGCCGTCACCGCCGAACGAGGACACGAGGTCCCACACGCTCTTGGCGAGCGGCGCAAACGCAGACGCAAGGTTCGTCGCCGCATCCCACCCCGACTTGAGCATCTCCCACGCAGCCAGGCCAGCATCACGCAGATTAAACAGGAAGTCAACGAGGCCGCTGTCCTCCTCAAGGCCGAAGATCGGCCCCGAGAAGTTCCCGTTGGCGAGGATATCCCAGATGCCCTGGATCGACGGCACCGCCGTCGTCTTAATCCAATCGAAGCCCGCGCCGAGCGTGTCAGACAGCCACGTCATGAACTCCGTGAGCTGCGGCTTCGCAAGATCGATCATGTCCTTGAAGCCACCGACAATCGTCGCCTGCAAGTTACCGGCCGCGTTCTCGATTCGCGACACATCCGAGGCCGCCGCGACCGCGACGTCATCAAAACCGAGTCCCAGGATCGCCTGGTTGAACTCCTCAGCGGAGATCTGCCCCTGCGCGAGAGCCTCACGGAAATTCCCCGTGTAAGCCCCCATGTCCGCGAGCGCCTGCTGGATCTTGCCGGACGCGCCTGGAATGGCGTTGGCCACCTGATTCCAGTCTTGCGTCTGGAGCTTGCCTGCGCCGTTGACCTGGACAATTGCTAGACCGAGGCTCTTGTAGGTGTCTTTCGTGCCTCCGGAGACTGCGTTGAGATTTCCTGCGGCCTCGGCAAGACGGTCGAAGCCGTCCACGCCGTTGGCCGCGAGCTGACTGGTGATGCCCTGGATATCCGCCAGGTCATAGACCGTGCGGTCGGCGTACTCCTGAGCGGAGGCTCCCAGTTCCTTGATCTTGGAATCATCGATGCCCGCGAACCGCAGCGTATCCGCGAACTTGTTTGTCGCGTCGGACGCGGCGATCGCTTCGGACGCGAAACCACCGATGCCAACAGCCGCACCCAGGAGCGCGAGCGGACCGAGCGCCGACGTGACGAACCTGCCGAGCGATGAGACGCCCGAGCCTACACGCCCAAGAGAGGAATCAACCTCGTGAGCCTCACGCTCGACGTTGTCAGCCTCACGTACCCAGCTTTTCAGCGAGGTCGTGAAACGCTCCCACCCGGTGGGTGCCTTTGCGATGCGCTGTTCCAGGGCCTCGGTCGCCACGCGAGCGCTGTCGGACGCGACCTTCTCCTTCTTCAGCGCGTCCGCGTGGTCAGCCGTGGCCTGGTCGGCCTTCCGGTTCGCTGCAGCCGACGCCTCGCGCGCCGAGGCCAGCGCCGACTCCGCGCGAGCGACAGCCGCCGAGTCAGCAGATGAGCTGGAGCGCGCTGCAGCGAGCGCACGCTCCGCGCGCTCCACCGCAGTCGCCGCGGTCTCCTCCTCGCCGCGTGCCTTCGCGAGCGCCGACGCTGACTTAGCAACCTGTGCGTGCGCTTCCTGCAAGGCCGCACCAGTGTTGGCGGCCTCCTGACGAAGGCGTGCCGTGGACTTGCCTAGCGGGTCGGCGATCGCGGCGGCGAGGTCCTTGCCCGAGGCAGAGACCTGTTCCTTGAATTTCTCCGCGTACTTCTTGCCAGCGTCGGCGGCCACCTGGGGGATCTGCGCGGCCGTCGCGTTCTCGATGCTCTTAAAAAAGCCCTTCATCGAGGGCACAACATCGACGTAGACCGTTCCGGCCTGATAAACGCCAGTCACGCAGACCTCCTAGGTAGTAGTTATTCAGTTTTCTTGCGGACTCCACCCCGGCATGAGAGCCGCGAGCGCCCGGCGCGCGTTGGCGTCTCGGACTTCTGTTCGCGCTTCGTCGAGTGCGATCTCGGTGAGGCTCTCAGGCCTGGGGTAGGTCTCCTTGCCCCCAAAAGCGGAGACGAGCAGGTCGTAAATGTCCTGCAGGACTCTCACCTCTGGTGTTTGGGAGCGTAGCTGTGCCTCCGTCGAGTCGTCGTCCTCGGCTTCGGCGAGCGCGCGAGCGGTTTCTAGCGCGACCTCTGGGTCGTTTAGCATCGCCGCTACTGTCCTGCTCGTCGGCGGGAGCGCGTCGATTAGCGTGAGCAGGAACCGGTAGCGGCGTGCGCGGAACAGGGCATAGGTGTCCCAGCCCTGCTCCGCTAAGTCCGCAACGATCTGCCTCTCGTACCGCGCTAGTCGGTCGTAGAGGCGCGCCCTTCCCCCGCGTTCCCTAGCGACGCCTCGTAGTGGCCAGAGGCGGCCTTGATGAGGAGGACCATCTGGCGGAGATTCAGGCGCTTGAGGACGATTGCTGCGTCCTCTTCGCTCAGCCAGTTCTTGATGATCTCCGTGGCCCGCTTACCGCCGGTGAGGTCCACCAGGAGGGCCTCACCCTCTTCAGGAGAGAGACCCAGCGGGTCCGGGAACGTGATGATCTTGTCGGCGAGGCCGAACGTGAACGGCGTTGCCTCCGCTGCGCCGTCCAGCTTGTTCAGGCCCGCGAGAGTCAGTGTCGGCGTGATCTTATCGGACATTTTGTGTTCTCCTTTGCGACGGTTTTCAGTTGTTGGGCCGGGGCTTGGTACTGGCGGGGGGTTCGGGCAGCGTCGCCAGCGTCTTTTCTGCCCATCCCTGGGCAAGCAGAGTCACCGCGTCTGCCGGGTCGTCGGTGGTGCGCTCGAGCACGAGCTTTTCCCCGTCGGCCGTTACGATTTCCTTCTGGAATGTCTTCGTCTTCATGCCTATTGCCTTCTCGTGTCTGTGTTCTCCACTGGAGGTTGGCGGGCACGGCTGGGGGGAGAACAGCCCCAGCCGTGCCCGCAGCTCATGCGGCCTCGAATCCCGTGATATCCCGGTGCTTGATCGCTGCCGAGCCGCCGTAGTAATTACGACAGGCCGTGCCCACGGTCTCGTCGGCGAAAGCCTTGAACTCGAGGTCCCCCTTGATCGGGTCCGTCGCCTTCAGGGGGATCGTCGGCATGGAGACGAGCTTGGCCCTGGTGAAACACCAGCCCATGAGCCATTCCTCGTCTGCCGGTCCGTCGGCCGCGATGATCAGGAGGCGCTTCTCCGGGATCGCAGGGAGGAGCGGGTCATCAAAGACGGTCTCGCCCGTGGTCGCGTTCGCCTTGACCTGCGAGAGGTCAATGCCATGTGTCAAGGAAAGCATCTCCTTGCGGAAAAGCTCAAAGACGTTCAGCTTGATCGTCTTTGTTGCTTTCGTGAGGTCAGAGCGCACAGGCTCCGCATATCCCAGGCCGTCGACGTCGTCCACGGTCACATCGGGCGTGATTTCACCACCATCGGTGGTGAAAATCCCGAGCGGCGTCCACCCCGCCGGAATTTCCTTCAAAGCGCCCCCAGCATCCGTCAGGGCATCCGGGACAGCCGCCGTCAGCGGCGCAACGAACGCCAGAACGTTAAGCGCCTTGCGCACGTTCTTCGACTTGTTATACCTCTTCTTCAGGGCCTCAATCGTGGTCGTAGCCACACCCTTCTCCTTTCAGTCAGTCGGTGGGCCTGTGAGTGGCATCAACGCTGAGGCCCACCACCTCAACGACGCCATACGCGGCGCGAACGCCCAGCCGCGATGACACGTCGACCGTGTCAACCCAGCCGGACGCGCCTACTACTGGACGCGCCGCCAGAGCGGCCGCGACCTGGTCCGCGAGCGCCTCCGCACCGACGCCACCGGGACCCGTGGGGGTCTTGGCGTACACGTCGACGGCGATCGAGGAGACACGCTCGTAATCGAGGTCCTGGCTCTGGATCGCGTAGACGTGGACGAGCGGCAGCGGCCAGGTGTCCGGGAGGCTTCCCTCCTGGAGTACTCGCACCGTCTTGACCCCCGTCGCCCGGGTGATCGCGTCCCGGAGTACTTGAACGGGATCCGTGTACGTCACTTGCCCCTCCCTCTCGCTCGTTTGGAACCTGCGAGTTTCCCGAGCGTGCGCTGGGCCGGGACGCGGCGCCCATCCTTGGTGAAGTGGCCGAACTCGACGGGCACTGCGTACGGTGCATCATTGGTGACTCGGCCTGCAGCTCTGCGTGACGTGCCGTTTCGGCGCGTCGGCACTTCCGCCATCACGGCCTCGACCTTGTACGACTCCGCTAGCACGCGGTCCCGTTTCGGGGCCGCTGCTGCTGCCGCCGCGCGCACCGCTTCGGCTTCACTGACCATCGCGCGACTGATCGCCTCGGACTGTAGGAGCGCCTCAATCGACAGATTGTTGCGGACAAGTTTGACTGCCACTTGTTACCTCCGTGAGATCACGACCGCCGTACCGCGCGGCCACGGCGAGGACGGCTCCTCCACCCTCCACGTCCCGCCGAGAGGATGCTCAGCCGGGACACGGACGACGTCCCCGACGCTGAGCGTCACTCCCCGAGGTAGGTAGAGCGTCGCGGTCTCGTCGGCCCTCTGCGAGGCTGCCTGATCAAGCAAGCCCGGCACCGTGAACTGCCCCGGGGCGATCAGGCACCCCGCGATGAGGCGAGACGCAGACTCCTCGACGAGGTAACCGTCCTCGTCGCGGCGCACGCGCCCCTCGACCTGAATCGGGGTTTTCCACTCCTCCATCACCTCAGGCACCCCCCATCACCCACACGTGCCCGGCCCTGCGCGGACGGTACGAGTCCGCGAGCGCCTGGTCGTCGGGGGAGAGGAGCGCCTGACCGCCCACCGCCCATGTGGCGTACTGCCTGGTCTGGGTGAATGGGCCGGTCGTGTCCGTTGCCTGCATGGCTCCGTGCGCTGCGGCGGCGTCGATCGACATGATGCGGCGCGCGCTGTCAGCGAGTTGGAGTCTCACCGCTACGGGGACCTCGGTGAGACCCGCCGTGTAGGTGACGACCACGAAGTCACTGCACCACGCTCGCACGAAGAGAAACCCATGCCGCTTCTCGTACGCGACGGGCGCCCCCTCGTCAGTGAAGACAGCGAGCACCTCCACGAGAGGCGCCCGGGTGGGGAACACCCTGCCACCGGCGTCCACCTTCAAGCGATGTACATACGTCTCGACCGTGAAGGACTGACGCGCACGCTGCCTGAACGCCTCAGAGAGTTTGTCCGCGACGAAGAGAGCGCGAGGCTTCTCCTCGTCGCTGAGCGTACGCCCGAGGGCCGCCTCAATGTCCTCGAGGTCGACGAGAGGTGCGCTCATGTTCGCACTTCCTTTACTTCTTGGACTTCTTGGCGGGCTCCTGCTCAGGCGGGTCACTGCCGGGCACGGCCTCCTCGAGGATGCCCGCCGTGATCATTGCCGTGGCGACCTCGTCCGCGAGCTCAAAGACGATCCCGTTTGCCCCCTTGACCTTCATCACGAGGCCTTGAAGACCTGAACCGCCTTGGGGCGCAGAACCGCGCCGCCGTAGACGTGCAGGCCACGGACTCGATCCGCGAAGGTCTGCTCGGCACGCATGCTCTCGGTCTTCTCGACCTGGGACACGTAGGCCACGGACGGCTTGTGGAAGGCGACCGCCATGGGCTTCGTGTTATCGAGCCAGGGGCTCGTGACCACGTCGAAGCCCAGGAGACGACCGATGGTCGCCTCGCGGAGGCCAGCGACCATGTTCGACTTGTCGAAGCTGGTGAGCTTCGAACCGTCAGAGAGGAGGAACTCCTCGAAGGCCGCGTTGATCAGGAGCACGCGGTCCATGGCGGGGATCTTCTCGGCCGAGAGCTTGCCGCGCAGCTTCAGGATCGCGGCGTAGGCTGTCTCCCAGTTCGTCGGGTTTGCGATGCCCGTCACCGCCGTGCCCTTGGAGGCCAGCATCGCGGTGAGGAAGGTCTCCGCGTCTTCAACGAGTGCTGCCGCCGCCGACTTGGTGTACTCGTCGAGAGACTGGTTCGCCTGCGCGGCGTCGATGTCGTCGACCAGGAAGTCAAACGCCTTCTCCTGGTCAATGGTGATCTCGATGCCCGTGGACTCCACGGCATCGGGGATGGTCGTGCGCGGCACCTTAGCGCCGCCAGTCCCAGTGACTGCGCCGGTCTTGTAATCCTTGACCCTGATATCCACAATCCCGGGGATGTGAATCTTCGAGCCCGCCGTGAAGGCCTTCTCGTATTCACGGTTCGCCATTCCGACGAGCACCGTGTCACGACGGAAGTTCTCAAGGATACTGGCCGACCACAACTCCGGAATGAAATGCTGCAGAGTCATTGCGTGTCCTTTCTTGGCCCGCTTATGCGATGCCCATGATGTTGTTCAGTTGCCCGTCCTTACGGGCCTTGATGATCTCTGAGGGAGACATCTTCTTGAGGTCATCCCTGGTGAGCTGCTTAGCAGCCCTGATTTCCTCACCACGAACCCCCGCATCAGTCGCGGGAGCACCCTTGGGCACCTGCGCGCCTCGCCACGCCAGCAGACGATCCGCCGACGCTTCCAGCTCCTCCAGCGTCGAGCCGGACAGCAGGTCCGCGTCCACGCCCTTCGCCGCGGCTACCTGCGCCCTCAGCACCTTGGATTCAAGCGCGGCGGCGCGGGCCTCAGCCTGCGCAGCCTTATCGAGAGCCTTCTGCAGCTCAGACTTGCCCTGCTCCTGAGCCTCGTCATAGAGACGCGCCTTTTCGGCGTTCTCCTTCATCCGAGACTCATTCTTGCGGGACAACTCCTTCCACTTCCGCGCCTCAGCCTCCCAGTCAACCTGCTGGGCCGTATCCTCAGCGGTGGCAGCGGGGGTTTCCTGCGCGGACGTCGCATCCCCTCCCGCCTCTGCGGACGGGGCGTCGACGAAGCGAAGGTAAGGACGGTGCTTCAGGTGGTTCTTCATGGTGATTCCTCCCATTCCGGGTACACGAAAGCCCCCACACCGTTACGGCTGGGGGCTGGTTGGGGTATCAAAAACCGACCCGGGCATTGCGCCCATGGCCGGTGAATTTGAGCTATATGAAGTGAGGACACCCCGGCTGCCCGAAGGGGCTGCCTAGTGTCCTCACCACTAGGGTACCACACTCATGGAATGTGGACAATATTTCCTGCATGATCTACGACAATCACTTGGGTAAGATGACGACCCTGCATACCCTGCCGAATATCCCCGATCGCTTCCCTATCGTCGAGTTTGCTACGGCGCAGATCGAGGACCAGGCGTTCAGCCTGTTTCCCCGCTCGCTTCATCTGCGAGTCGATGGTGTTCTTGCCTTCCCCCGTGGGTGCTTTGAATTCCCAGACCTGCTGATTCATTTCCGCGTCTGGGTTCTTCACGCCTTCTTCGCGCGAATCAACGCGGAACAGCACATCCATTCCCTCTTCCGCGAGGCGCAGCGCCGTGAGCACCTCATGCTCACTGGGCGGTTTTCTGGCCGAAACTGCCGGGATGAACACCCGTCCGTCCCCATGCCCCGGATACAGGAATTCTCCGGGAATCCCCGTCACGTCCCCACCCTCGTACTGAAGCGTCTTATGCCATTTTTCGGCAGGAACGCTCATCAGGCGCTTTAAACGATCGGAGTCGTCCGGCGGTTGTGCTGTGGTCTTCTTCGGTGGCTTGGGCGGCTTAGGCGGCTCAGACTCCCCCGCCTTGGGCTTAGGCTTGGCCTTGGGCTGTGCCCACGACAGCGTTGGCCCATACTCGCCGTGCTCGCTGACCGTCAAGAGCTTCCGATAATCCGGAGTACGCCCACCCCGGTCAGAGACACCGAGACGGTCCGCCGTGATCTGGTGGACCTGCTCGAGCAAGTCCTCGTCGATCACCTGATTGACCGCCAGGCCCGGAGGAAGCGGCTGCACCCCACAGTCACACCCCGGGTGAATCGGCAGCAGGTCCCCACGGTAATAGCGCTGCGTTGACGCGACCACGCAGAGGGCGCAATTCTCGCGCCCCGTGAGCACACGCCGGTAGAACTGGCCCTCCTCGGGGTAGCCCCGCATCGACTGCCGAGACGCATGCACCTTCGCCAGCTGCATGTCCCCACCGATCAGCTGCGTGAGCCGCAGCCGCCCCTCAGCCGCAGCCTGAGGAAGCGGCTTGCCAGCCGCGAGCGCGGTGTACACGTCGACGGCTGGGCGACGGTAGACGACGCGCGTGTCTACGCCGCGAGCGCCGCGTATCTCGTCCTGGTCGATGGGTGGGAGGACCACGTTCCAGCCGAGTTCGCGGGCACACTGGGCGAGGTACGCGCGCGTCAAATCCGCTATACGGATCTGGCCCGCTGCCACCCTAGGGGTGACCGCCTCAATCATGTCCTCGACGGCGCTGGCCCTGTAATGCGGCATCGAGTCCCAGTAGGCCTGCCCGAAAGCGGTGATCTGCTGTCGGATTGCATGGACCTGGCCGTCGTAGGCCTCAGTGAGGCGGTTGAGCGAGTCCAGGTCAGCCACGCTACTACCCCCTCCCCGTCACCTGTTTAGATCCCTGCGATCTCCTGCGCGGCCGCTGGTTTTGGTTGGTCCTGCAAAGCGAACGCCAGAGCGATCTGCTCCTCAGCACGGCGCTGTTTATCCTGAGCGATCTGCTCAGGGCTGTAGCCGAGGATATTCCGCTGGATTGTCTCCAAAGCCTCGCCAGCATTGCGCGCCTGGACGGCCGCCGCGTACTTCTCCGTGAGAGACACCGCGTGAGGTGGCACGAACAGCACCTCGACGGTTTCTGTCTCGTCCAGCGTGTATCCCTCGACTGCGAGCGCCTTGACGATGAGGTAGGCGAGCGCGGGCTTGAAGCGCTCGATCCTGTCGCCCGCCTTGGAGAGGAGCGCCTTCTGGGGCTGCTCAGCTCCCGCTGCGGACTGGTTGGCGGAGTCGGGGAGCATGATCGAGATCGGCGTTGCCGTCTCGGCCGCGAGCTCGCGCCAGTCGTCCTTCGTGGCGTTCAGGATTTCTGTGATCTGTGTTTGCGAGGACTCCCAGATTTCTACGCCCGGGGGCAGCTCCCAGAGAGCTGCGGGGGAGGGCTCAAAGATCGCCTGGTAGTCGATCGCATTCCCCGACTCGTCCTCAGCAGGCAGGCCAGCCGACCCCTCAGTAGACTTGAGCGCTCGCTGGCGGAACGCCTGCATGCTGATAATGACCAGCCTCTGCAGCGTTTGCCAGTTGATGCGGTCGATCAGGTCCAGGACATGTTCGAATTCGCCCATCCCGAACCTGTTTTCGAGGACCACCACCGGTGGTACGCCCTCGAAGGGCTGGACGCCGCCGAGGTCGAGTCGCCAGTCCCCGGACACACGAGAGATCAGCTGTCGCGACTTGTCGTAGGCCGACCGCGTATAGGACATGCGCAGGCCCGGCGTCCACATCACGAGGTGGTCGAGGCCAGCCGCCTGGTCTCGCCAGACCTTCACGGCCGCGAGCGCACGCCATGGCCGCACCGGGTCCGGCTCCACATACATGTGCTCCGGGCGCTCATACGTCACGCATGCGCGGCCGTCTTCGTCCTGGGTGACCAGGAGGTAGCCGCGCCCCAGGGTCGCGGCGTCCCAGATCGCGTCCGAGAAGGCAACTTTGAGGCGGTTGTCGCGCCAGATACGCGCGGCTGCCTGCGCTGCGGGGCTGTCTTCGCTGGCTCCTACTGTCACCCCGTTGGGGATGAGCCTGTCAGCGAGCGCGGACACGACAAGCTTGCCTGGGTTGGTGCGCGCACGGCGCTGGAACTTCAGCCACGCCTTGGCGAGATTCGGGCCCATCTCCGGCAGGGGAGATGACCCGTTGGTGTACGAACGCAGGAGGTCCGTTCGCGGACGCTCCTTGTCCATCTTTGCAGTTAGGTAGGCGAGCCACTCCTCGGGCGTTTTCGTCATGAGGTGGGGCCTCCTTCCCCAGTGCGTGTTAGTAGAGTCGGCGCGGCGCGCGGCGCGCCGTCGGCCTGGCCGCGCCCTTACCGACCGCGTCGAGGCCAGCCTTATACGCGAACATCGCGCCCCAGGCCGCGTCGATCTTGGAGTAGTCCTGATCGTCCGCAGGCTTGACTAGCACGTAGCCCGCCTGTCGCGGCGACTTCCTCGCGCTGAGGAAGTGCGCTGTCATCGTCGGGTCACCGTCGTAGGTGATTAGTCCCTGGTGGATCGCGGAGAGCAGCTGAGCGAAGTTCTCGCACGTCTGAGAGACGTTGCGCTGCGGGTAGCGGATCGGCTCGGCCGCGCTGATCTTCGCGCGCAGGCGACGCGAGTAGCGCGCCTCCCATGCCTTCACGTCCTGCGCCCAGCCCGCCGACGGGTCCGCGTAGAAGCCCACGACGTTGTACCGTTCGAAGGCCTCGCGCACGGTCTGCTCGATCTCCAGGCGCGGCGGTTGCCACCCCTCGCCCGCTGGTCCGTCTGGCTGTGTCCAGATCCCGACCTTGAATAGGTGCTTTTGGGTGATGGAGTAGCCGATCAGGACGGTCGCATCGGCGATGCCGATCTTGCGACCTTCCGACCCGTCGAAGCCGAGCGTAATCGGCTCCGTCGAGCTGATCTGCTTCGTGTGGTCCTCGATCGCGCGAAGCTCCGGCATTGTCAGCCAGGCATCGGACGCGCTGTTGATCTGGTTGAGGAAGTCCGCGCACATGTCCGCCGGATCGTTATCCGGGTGCCAGAAGCTATCGGCGATGCGTTCGAGGTCCACCCAGCCGGGCCCGCACTCTGGATCATGGATCGCGCAGCCACGCGGATCCTTGGCCGAGTCGCCGTAGGCGATCCGCAGGCCCTCGATGAGAGACTCACGATCCGCGATGTCCGTGTCAAGCGGCGCCTGCCGATGGTCATAGTAGAGGCCGCGAGCGGCTTCCTTCTTGACCTTCCCGGCCTTCAACAGCTCGTAGAATCGCGCCGTTGTTTCCGCGACCGAGCGTTCCCCGATCGTGTAAGCGTTCGGCGTCTCAATAGTCAATCCGCCAAGCTTGTCCGCGTTCGAACGCAGGGTCTTCGCGAGTTTCGGCCCGCCGTTCCCCGGCAGCCACGTCTCCGTCTGATCCATGACCGCCATGACGGCCTTCGCACCCTTCACGGACGTCGCCGAGGACGTGCGCTTCTCGATGCGGCCGCGCCGCAGAGCGACGAAGCTGTCCATGGGGTCGATGCCGTACTCATCCTCGGCGGGGGACCCCCGCAGCATCTCCAGCAGCGGATCCCAGGTATTCGCCGTCTGGTCATCGGTTGTGGCCGTGACCTGGACGATTGGTGTACGCCGCGTCGCCCAGGGCACACCGACCGGCTGCCCCTCAGCGTCCCAGCCGTCGCACAGGACAGGGCCGAGCGCTTCGGCGCAGCAGATTGCCGCGAGAAACGGCGACTTGCCCCAGCCACGAGGCCTCGACAGCACCGCACGCTGCTTGACGCGGCGGCCTGTGGTCGGGTCCAGCTCGTAGACCGCGACCAGGAAGTCGAGCTGCTCTTGCGTGGGCACGAACGGGATCTGCTCGTCCCCGTCCTTATCGGGAGTAAGCAGATAGGCGGTCATCCAATCCGCGACGTCGTACCCGAGCGTCGGGAACTCATCATCCTCGTCGATCGGCGTCCACGGCACTGTTACACCGCCCTCAGCTTCTTCGCTCGTCTCCGCGACCTCGACGAGACAGGCGCCGCCTCATCCCCGGCGGCGTCGTCTTCGAGGTTGTCCGCGACCGCGAACTGAATCCGCAACCTGGCGCGGTCCTCGGGGGTCGCCCCAAACTTCGCCACACGCAACCTCAGCTCACCCGCAACTCGATAATCGCCCTTCCAATACAGGGCATGCAGGTATGCGGTATCGAGCAGAAATGACCAGTCTGTCTCCGTGTACTCGGCGGACAGTGGGGACTCCCCCCACATCTTCCACCAGCGCCGCGTGACCATTGGCCACGTAAAGCGCTTCTTCCTCGGCTTCCCGTTCTCATCGAGAACGACATGCTCAATGACCGGCAGCGACGGCTGCTCGACCGGCTGCGCAGTGATGATCCGAAGCACCTGCGGATCCTTGTTACGACGCGCCCGCGAGCCTTGCGGCTTCGGCGCCGGACCACGACCAGCCACCCAGATTACCCCCACTCAAACCTCTGTAATATCAACGAAATAAGCGTTACAATAAGAGACATGAAAACGTGCGAACACTGCGGCCGTCAGCTCAAAGCATGGGCACGCTCCGACGCGCGCTTTTGCAGTACTCGATGCCGAGTTGCCCACCACCGCGCCGCCCACGCCGAAGCCGCGAGCGGGCTACCCGCTGCGCTCACCAGCCGCCCCCGGTGGGTCAACCACATCGACAAGCGCCCGCTGTGCTCACGCACGGGACGCTGGGCATCTGTCACCGATCCGAGCACGTGGAGCACTCACGCGGCCGCGAGCGCCACCGGCGCACCCCTCGGCTTCGTCCTCGGCGACGGCATCGGCTGCATCGACCTCGACAGCTGCCTGGACGAGCACGGCACCCCCAACGAGGCTGCACGGACTCTCCTCGCGTACTACGCGGGGTCCTACGTCGAAATCTCCCCGTCCGGGCGAGGCCTGCACATCTGGGGCACGGCCGCCCCGCAGCGAGGCTTCAAGCGCGTGTGGCGCGGGCAGCGGATCGAGTTCTATTCACAGGGGCGATACATCACCGTCACGGAGAATGTGTTCCAGGACGGCACCCTGGCACCCCTCTAAATTCCCCCGCGCCCTCACCCCACCATCCGGCGTTTGCGTTGAGACGGCAACGGTTTCCGCTGGTCGCTTTTTCCCCAGACCCGTACAAACAAAAAACGACAGCTCTTGACGGTTTTTGTGTTGGCGGGGGAGGGGGTCCCCTGGTGGGGGTCTAGTCGATGAGGCCGGGATGCTTGCGCTTGCGCGGGGCGTTTCGTGCCCGCTCTGCTGCTAAGGCGGCCGCGGCTTCTCGCTGAGTCTTGCGCTTGTGATGCCATGCGCACAGCCACTGCAGGTTCACCGCTCGGTGGTCGTCACCAGGCTCGACGTGGTCGCATTCGGCACCAGCTGCAGGGCAGCGCGTGCCGTCATGCAGGAGCGCTTCACACCTGCCGCCTGCGCGGGCGCGGACGAAGGCGCGGCGCTCGTCCCAGTCAGGCG